CACACTTGCCGCTTCGATGGTTTGGGTTGCACTTGTCACCGTGTTCACCGTGGATGCGTCCACTCTCCGGCGCTGTATGTTGTGCTTCACGTCCAATGGATCGTTGCATCGCTCGCAGAACGGCCGTCTGCACCCATCGGGAACGGTTCCCGTTGGTCGTTTTCTCCGCCAAGAAGTCCAAATATTCGGCAGCTTGGTTGGTCAGGCTCACGGTTATGACGGTCTTTCTCTCCCTCATCATCCCTTGGGAGGTATAGGATAATAATAAACAATGCGGCGACACCCCTATTAGGGGTGGTTTAGAATAGGGGTGGATGAGGGGGGGGTGACGATAATAGAGAAGATAGTGCACTTTTTACACTATGACTTCGTGCCCTGTGCATGGCAACCAAGAAAACGTCCATGTTTACGCTGACCGAGCGACTTACGATTGACACCGCTGCAACCGACACTTTTGCAACTATCGATCTTGGGAGCTACGTGGACGTTGGTGATCGTCAAGCTCTGCAGGTCCACAGCGTTGATTTCATTTTCCAAGGCACAACCGCTGATGAGCGTGTCCCCATTGCTCTTGGTGCCAACGGCGTCGTTCAATGCCAGGTTGCCGACTTGAACCGTGGTGAATTGGTGTTCGCTGATGATCGATCACTGGTTGCATCAGCAGCTCTTGATTACCTCGGCAACGGTGGTTTGAACATGGAGACCGACATGTATCCCGACAATTTTGGAAAAGGTTCTGACGACGGTCGTTATGTGGTAAACGATCAACTCTACATCACGGGTCGTTCTTCTATCCTTGACACGGGCAAGGATGTCAACGTGACCGTCCGTGTTAACGCTTCCATCGTGTCGCTGACCGCCAAGGACTTCATGGCCATTGCAATCCAGAGCACGGCAGCTGACAACTGAGGGTGATTCCCTTGGACGTCTCTGAAGCAATCCGCCTCTTGGAGGCGTTGCAGAAACTCGAACAAAGCGGCAAGGCTACGATCAGCGCCGGGAAGGAGGTTGGTCAAGCAACTCGCAAAGTAGCCAAGCAAGCCAAGAAAGCAGTAAAGCGAAAACCATCAGCATACAATCTGTATATGGCGAAGACGTTGAAGGCTTTGAAGAAGAAGCATCCCAAGACGTCGCACAACGTGCTCTTCAAGCGAGCTGCCAAGTCATGGAAGCGATCAGCAGAACGTAAGAGGTCGATGAAATGAAAGAAGTCGTGCTTACCAAAAACTTGGGTTACTTGCAGATGTTGACTGATGGGCTTACGGCTCAAATTGGGCCAAATTCCTACGATATGGGCACTTGGAAACTGGGTTCAACATCAAACGTATTCGTGATGAAAGAAGAGATTGACATTGCAGGTTTGACCGCTCAAGAGCTTACGTTCTTTCCCTTAGGGGGCGACGTCCAACGTGGCCCAACTGCAATGGGATTAGCTTTCCAGGAGCAAGGCATCATCAACGAATGGATCTACGTTTGTTCATCGCCTATGGACGAAAGAGTCGGAGTGAATTTTCAAACTTGGAACTTGGTCGGTCAAGGTGCAAGTCCTACAGAATTCCAAAACGTATTGTGGGGACGAGCTTGGACGTGGGTTCGCAATTCATCCGTTCCCTCGAACTTTGCGGTGGCCGTCAACAGCACCTTGATGGGTTCAGGTGAACCAACGAATGGTGATCGGTTGTACGTCTATCGAATTGTCAGCACGGGCAGTTATGTCCCAACACCAGGATCGTATGCTGAACTCCCATCTGTTCGACTTTTGATTTCTGGTCAGCTGAAGGAAGAGAAGGAATACCAGCAACTCATGAGGATGCGCCGAACCTACGAGCTCCAACAATCATACGACCGGGACTGATGAACGTGCAATGCAAACCCTCCGACCCTTGCTATCGGTTTGCAGGTAAAATCAACACGATGTCAAACGTCCTTAATGCACCTGAGTCGCCAAGCGGTTTGATTGACGGTGCTGATCCTCGTTCACCAGAACTACAACAACGTCGCACGGTGGGAGAAGCTCTTGAACGTGTGATGTTGCCACTTGAAGCTCTTACTGAGGCCGGTAAGGCCTTTCCTCTGACCCGCCCATACACGAAGCTCCTTACCGGCCTCACCTATGGGCTCATACTCCTCGATCCGTTGGACCGATTGGAAGGTGGTTTTGTTGACTGAAAAAGAAGTACCCGAACTCGAAGAAGAAGCTGCACGATCTGCGACCCGTACTGAGAAGTTTGCTCAGTGGTTGATGACCAGGGAGGAGCGACGCCAGGAGAAGGAGTCTAACCTCGAATCACTCGTCCGCCTTAACGTCCTCGTTTCCTTTCTCACTCTCGGCCTTGTCGGCGGCTTCGAAACTGTACGCCTTGCTGTCAGCATGATCCCCTACTTGTAAGGCCAACACGGCATTCAAGGTGTGCCACCAATTGTTGAGCACCCACTGTGCAGGCGCATGGTATGGGTCCTGATCGTAATTGTCAATAGTTCCACCAATCATTTCCATGACGACACACACAAGATCAACTTGTTCTTGCGTCATCATCGACAACACCCCATACAAACGTGCCACGTCCATGCGTGACATTCTGCATCGTCGCACACCTTGGCCACGTTTTTGCAATACGGACACTTGTAGCACATCACTCGCACCGACCGTTGAGGTGTTCGTGCGACGTGCAGGTAAACGGTGCGCATGACTTTGAGACGTCCACGAACTCGGTCCACTTTATCGGCTCCTTGAACGTCCACCATTGGCCGCACGATCCACAGCGAATCCCTCGAAGAACACCATCGCCAGGGCGAGCATGCCAGGGCACGACGTTGTAGATCGGCGCATCCTTGACGCCAGGTGCAAAGTTGGCCGGTCGTCCAATGGTTCGGCCGCAGTTACAGAAGAACGTATTGACCTTGGCCATCATTCATCACCCCAACAGATTGCACACTTGCCGCTTCGATGGTTTGGGTTGCACTTGTCACCGTGTTCACCGTGGATGCGTCCACTCTCCGGCGCTGTATGTTGTGCTTCACGTCCAATGGATCGTTGCATCGCTCGCAGAACGGCCGTCTGCACCCATCGGG